AGATACAATTTCTTCTAAAAGAATAGGGGTAAAGTAATTATCATCATTAGTATGAATTACCCAATCCCCTGTAACTTTTTCTAAACCTAAAATCCTTCCATAATGTCCCCAATGTTCATACCTAACATCAGTGTTATAATATTTAAATCTAGGGTCATTTAGAAATTCTTTTAATTCATACTTGTGGTTTAAATTAGGACCATCATGAACTAAAATAACCTCCCAATTGGAATAAGTTTGACATACAATGCTTTGGAGCAAGCACTTTAATAAATGTGTTTGCTCCCAGCAAGGTACAATAAAACTAAATTTAGGAGTTATTTCCATTTGCCTCTAAGTACGAGCATTGCAATAATGCCGTAATTAGCAATATCAATAAAACTATCGAGCATTGATTCACCTGCGACGTAATTTTTACCATTACGTTTAATAAGGTTTTTCAAACGATTAATTTTATCATTACAACGAAGCCAAATTCCAGTGATTGATAGATCTCTGTCTTCTTTAGTACTTAAATCGCTTCCTAAAGAAATATTAGATAAACCATAATCCATCATTTTAGCAGCAAATAATTCGTATTGTTCTTGTTGAACTGCTTTAAATTCTTCTGCTAGTTCAGGATATAATTTTTCAAAATCATTAATAGTTTTTTGTTTACCATTAGCTATATATTCTACAACTTGTTCTGACATGTTTTAAATAATTTTTGGTTCATAAGGTAAGTATTTTTCAATTGCTTCTAATCTATCATCAGCATCAGCTAACATCGCAATTGCTTCTTCAGCATTTTTATAAAAATCTTCTGTTGAATGATCTCCAATACCTACTGCTCTATCATTTAATAATTCTAAAGATAATAATGCTTTTGCTTTATCAGCTTCAGCTGAGGCAATTAGCATGTTTCTTAATGAACTCATAATTTTGCTTTTTTAATTAATTTATCTGCTTCTTCTTCATTTACCCCCATATTCCAAAGAATATGACGTACACCTTCTGCTCTTAAAATATCAATATAATGATCAGCTTCACCTAAGCTACAAGATAGATGTTCTGCAACATATTCAGCTAATTCTTGATAATTCTTTTTGTTTTCGTTCTTGATGTACTTAAGCCATACTTTTCTTTTTGGAATCATTTCTCTGTAAATGGTATAAATTTGTTTCTTACTTTGTGGATTAATCTTTTGAACATAATTTACAACATCAATGTAACCCATATTCATAGATAAATATCTATGTATCATGTAAGAATTCCATTTATCCCATGATTCCTGTGAAAATTCTTCAGGGGATGTTTTTTTGACGGTTATTTCATTCAACCAATCAAATAATGTCATCAGCGTATTCTTCTCTAAGTTCTACAGGAACAGTATCTTTAAGGATTTTGCCTGATTTAGGGTCAAAAAATACCGGAATAGGCATTACTGCATCTTCATTTGCTCCTACCACAAACTTAGATACTTTACGAAGAAGTACTCCCTGTTGAAAAATTTTGTTACCTTCAGGTGTTTCTACTGAAGTGGTGTTTTTTAGATCTACATTGAGATTCATTTGTTGCTGTTCAGCCATTTTTACTTTGTTTTTGTTGTTTATAATCTAAATAAAATCCGATCGCTACTAAAATATTCATTCCTACACTTGCGATCACTTCGTGGAGGTCTTCATATACATTTACACTCAAATGGACATGACCAATCACCCAGAACGGTATGGCTAAGTTTTGGCTTATCCAAATTAAAAGAAAAGTTAAAAAATGTTTCATTTGAATTTACAAATAGGGTTATAATAATTGGTATGAGAAGGATCCCAATATACTCTTCCTTGAGATTCTCTATCAGGAACTAGTTGTGAAATATCATAAGATTCAACAAACGCTTCCATCCCAATTTTATTAAGAACTTCCAGATAAGAGGTAGGAATGAATTGATTATTTTTTAAATCTTCAATAGTAGGGTTATTAAAAAACGAAAATACTCCATCTTTTCTTAGAATGTTAGGAAGTTTCTCCATAAATGGGAAAATTGATTCTTCCCAAGTGTCAAAATAAATCCCATCAAATTGGGGAAGATAATCAATTACATCTTGCCACTTAGCAAAAATACACCTTACATGAGGCAATTTCAACCACCCATCTTGAATCATTTTTCTTTGAACATCAGGATGACATTCAATAATCCAATGGGTTCTGGGGGCATGTTTATTATGAATAAAAGTATCAATATAACCCATGCCAAAACCTACATTCAGAATATCACCTCGTGTACTAGCAACCGTACGAGCTTGTTGTTGCATAATGGGTTTTTCCCATTCCATCATAACAGCTTTCCCCTGTTCATCTAAAAGACGGCCATCATCAGTATAAGTAAGAGACTGTTGAAGATATCTTTTATGAGCCCTTTCTAAAGAAAAGAGACCTTCTTCACTTGATACTGGGGTAAGATCTTCTAGGTTGGGGAGATCTATTACAGGAACTTTACTTTGAGATAAAGGATGCATTATTTCAATTCAATCAATTTTGCAATGAGTGCCATCGCATTAATTTCTTTATCAATCCTAAAGTTAGACTGATAGCTATACTCATTGATGTAAACAGCAACCATTCCTTCTTTTCCATCTGCGTATACAGAAGCATTATCATAGAGATAACGATAAAGCTCCTCAAAATCTTGAACATTAGCATTTGCAATAATTTGTCTAATTGTTGACCAACTTGGTTTCTTTTGATTTAATTCCTTAAGTACTTGGGTCATATAGTTGGATGATACAAGTACTGATTTATCGATTACAAGTTCATTATCTTGGGTTGATAATTGAATAGTATTAAGACATTTACGTAAATCTGGATAGAATTGGTTTACAATTATTTTTAAGTCCTCTGTATTATGTTGAATGTTTTCTTTGGATAGAATCGTAAACAAATGTTTAGCAACATCCGATTTTGTTGGAGGAATAACTTTAAGTACTTGACAGCGTGATTGAAGAGGATCAATAATACGCTCTACATAATTACAAGTTAAGATAAACCTAGTCGTTCGCGAAAACGTTTCAATGACATTGCGGAGCGAAGCCTGCGCCTGGATAGTAAGAAAATCAGCTTCATCCAAAATGACCACTTTAAGTGGTTTAAAACTAGCTGACGATGCAAATCCTGATACTTTATCTCTAATCGTTTCAATACCACGTTCATCCGAGGCATTAATATAAAGATGCTCACAATCAAGATTTTTAACAATGAGTTTTGCAAGAGTTGTTTTACCGGTACCTGCGGGTCCATAGAAGATAAGGTTTTGGATATCATTCTGACCTAGATACTGGTTGATGGTTTTTTTGATATGCTCATTACCTACATAATTTTCCAGCTCAATTGGTCTATATTTTTCAACTAATAGAGTGTGGTCCTTCATCAAATAACATTTTTGCGATTTCGTGTAATGGATAATTTATTTCAATTGTTCCTTTTAACATCTGAATATACAACCTTCTACTATGGAAGACACGATAAATTTTACCAATTGTGTATTCTTCTCCTTTAATAGTAATTTTTTCTCCTTTTAAAGGGTGGGAATCAACATAAATAGAAGCATCTCTCATACACCTTGTTTAAATTCCCCGTACAATGAATATACTTTAGGTTCTTCTTTTTTAACTACTTCTTCAGTAGTTTGAATAGCATAGAGTTTACTGTCAAGGGGATCCAATCTATAAGCACCCTTAAAACCTGTTTGGTGAAAAAATGCTTCTAAAGCATCTGTAAGGTTTTTAAATACTTCTTTTTTAGGATCACCTACTAGAGTCCACCTGTCACCAGGAGGAACTCTAGTAGCGATCAACTCATTATGTTCAATTACTTTTGTATCCATAATTAGTACATACCACCCATCATTGGGTTATTATCTTCTTTTTTATCTTCAGGATTATCTACAACTACACATTCTGTAAGTAGAATTGTACCTGCTACTGAAGCTGCATTTTCAAGTGCTGTGCGGGTTACTTTAGCTGGATCAATAATACCTGCTTTTTTCATATCAGTGATTGATTCGGATTTTAAGTTATATCCATTCCAATTTCCTTCTTTAGAAGTTACATTCATAGCAAGCATTTCAGCTTTAACTTGCTCATAACCAGCATTTTGAAGAATTTGACTGAATGGTTTACCACAAGCTTGATATACAATCTGGGCACCAATCCCATCATCTTCTGTAAGACTTTCTCGGGCATAAAGCAAAGCAGCACCCCCACCAGGTACAATACCTTCTTCTAGGGCAGCTTTAGTTGCTTGGAGAGCATCGTCTACACGATCCTTCTTCTCATTCATTTCAGTTTCGTTATATCCACCTACATGAATAATAGAAACACCACCAACCATTTTAGCAAGACGGTTTTGTAGTTGCTCTGTTTCAAATGGGGTTGTTGATTTTTCAATTTGAGATTGAAGTTCTTCTACTCTTTGAGTAATTGCTTCTTCAGTACCTTTACCATCAACAATGGTTGTTTGATCTTTAGTTACAGTTACGGTACGTGCTTCACCAAACCAATCCCAAGAGAATTTATCAAGCTTCATACCTTTATTCTTATCAAATACTTCACCACCAGTTAAAGTAGCAATGTCTTCAAGAATAAGCTTTCTACGTTCTCCAAAATCAGGGGCTTTAACAGCACACACTTTAAGAGTACCACGGGCTTTATTTACAATTAAAGTTGCAAGTGCTTCATTATCAATATCTTCAGCAATAATTAAAAGTGCTTTATTAGTACTAGAAACACCTTCAAGAATAGGAAGTAGTTCTTTTACTTGGGTAAACTTATGATCAGCAACAAGAACATAAGCATCCTCAAGAGTACAAGTCATTGTATTGTTATTAGTAACAAAGAAATGAGACTTATAACCTCTATCAAACTGCATGCCTTCTACAGTTTCAAGGTAAGTATCTCCTGATTTGCTTTCTTCAATATGAACAACTCCATCACGCCCAACTTTTTCAATAGCAGTAGAAATCAATTTTCCTACTTCAGGATCATTGTTAGCCGAGATTGTAGCAATTTGTTCAAGTTGTTCCTCTGAAGTAATATCCTCAGAATACATTCGAATATTTTCTACTACTGTTTTAACTGCTGTATCGATACCTCTTTTAATTTCTACAGCATTAGCATTGTTATTCAAATGGGACAAACCAGCTTTAACCATTTCACGGGCCAACAATGTAGAAGTAGTAGTACCATCACCAGCTTTATCTGCTGTTTTTTCCGATGCTTGTTTTACTAATTGAACCCCTAATTCTTCAATAGGGTCAGCTAAAGTAATACTTCGGGCTACAGTAACTCCATCTTTAGTTGATTGAGGAGGCATACCTTGCTTAGAAATAACAACATTACGACCATTAGGACCTAAAGTTGCAACCACAGCATCTGCAAGTTTATCAATACCCTTTACTAGTTGTGTACGGGCTTCGGAATTAAATTCTACTTTTTTACTCATAATAAATTACTTTGTTACTTTTGCTAAAACTTGATTTTCAGGACCAACATAATATTCTTCTCCATCATAAGGAAGTTTAGTAAATCCCATAGTAGGAAGTACTACAATATCTCCTACTTTTAGTTTAGTGCCAACAAAACTCCCAAATTGAGTATCTTGTCCAGGACCTACTGATACGACTTCTCCTAGTTGGTTTACTTCATTACCCAAATCAGGAACAATAATATTTCCATATTGGGTTTCTTCTGCTTCTATTGGTTTAACAATAACAGCATTAAATAGTGCTTCTAAACTCATAAATCAATTGTGTTAAATGTTTGTTCAATTTTATTAAATACTTGTGTGTATGAAGTAATATATTCTTCCAAGGTATTAAATTCTGATTGACTATTATAATGTTGTTGTTTAGCAACAGCTTTTAGACAATTCATAAAACTACCAGGATGACAAATAGGCTTTATATAATCTTTCCCTTCACTACCTTCTTCTAGATTAGCAGCTTGAGGGGTAACAGTCTCATATACTGTCCAGCCATGATTGTCTCGGGCGATGTGGTACGGTTCTAGTACCGGATCTTTAATTGTTTGCATAGAACTTTAATAATTTAAATATAACGTGAATATACGAACTTCATTTAAAGAAACCAACCTTAGGGCGCTTGGTTGATTACTTAATTTTTAAAACTTTTGGCTTAGACTCTTCAGCAAATGGTACTGAAATTTTGAGAAGGCCATTTTTCATCTCGGCTGTTGCCTGAGTGAGATCAAATTTAGTTGCTAGTTTATATCCTAAACTAAAGGAACGTTTTGCAATCCCTCTGTGGATATAGTTACACTCATTTACTTCACAACATTTAGGATCATTGTCCTTATTGTAAGCAATATTAAGAAGATCCCCTTCGATGTTAATCTGAACATCTTCTTTAGTAAGACCAGTACATGCCACTTCAAAGTGGATACCGTCTTTGTTTTCATAAACATCTACAGGGTGGGGGATTTTTGCCTCTATGGCAGGTTGGAAGTTCAATTCGGATCTAAAAAAGTCCTTGAACAACAAGTCAAATGGAGCAAAGTTACGCTCATAAAATAATGTACTCATATCATTTAAATTTGTGCTGTCACTAAGATCAGCGGGTTAATAAAAAATAAAACGTGCGCCCTAAGGTCGATATTCATCAATACATATGTTAAGATTAAAAATCTTGTTCAGCTTTGCGAACCATAAAGTATTCGCTTGCAATTGGGGTAGAATCAAATTCTAATTTCATAAGCCCCATAGTACTCAGGTATAAACTTCCACCATCCATATCTTTATTAGATTGAAGAATAGTTTTAAATGTATCTGAATTAAATGGAATTTTCATATTTGTTTCTTTAATGTCTCCAAGAATTTGATAGGTGATTTTATTGTTGTGACCTGATTCATCCCCAAATACAAATTCAACTACATTTTCTCCATCAAGATTTTGTGTAGTAGTAATTAACATATTATCTACACCTGATAGTGCACTTTTGGCTTTAATAATATTATCAATGTCTTCAGGGGTAAGAGTCAATTCAACAACCCAATCAGGAATATTTACACTTCCTACCTTATTAATTAGCAAAGGATCTGACAAAGCATAGCTCAAATTAAAATTAAGATCTGAGATATGGAGTTTGGTATAAAGTGCATTTACTTTTTCTAACTCTAGGAGCAAATCACCATTGCAAATTGAAATCAAATTAGACAATTTTTTAGTATCATAAATTGCTAGTTTACTGTCTTCTAATTTGAAATCAAGACAAGTAACATTCCCAATAACATCCTTAGTAGGAGTCATAAAATCAATATTAAGGCAATTGCTATTAATTTCCCACTTTACGGATTCATTAACACCCAAATAATATTTGGAAATAATTGATTGTAGTGTTTGTTTATTTATCATAGGTTAAAAAACATTTGTTGGTAAGGGTTCAAATTTAAATGCCACCCCAAATCATTATAAAATCCTTCTAATTTATTTAGTAGAATAGAATCAAAAATCTTTTTTCTATCAGCATATTCTTCAATAAATGTACGAATCTTTTCTGGGAGGTCAAAATCAAGGAAAGCAATGGCGTCTATTTGGTAAGCATTAGGTTTTAAATAAATCCATTTTACTTTATCACCTTGAACAATGTAACTATGCTGATTATTAAGCCCCCAGAAACGAAGTAAATCATTGTATACAATAGTAGCTTTTACAGAAGCGGGTGCACCTTTAGCTACTACTGAAAACATTTCACCTGCTCTAGCTTTGCGTTCAATATATTTGTTTAACGTTTTTACTGATGTAGGGTTACCAAGTTCGGTGAGTGATATGTCTCCATTTAATATTTGCGATTTAAACGTTTTTACACGCTCATCAATGTCGCTTTGTTTAGCACCTTTCAACACATCAATAAGAGCTTGCTTAAAGAAATCACCTAATACAGGTGGGAAATTTGCTTTTTTAAATTCAAGTCCTTTAACATCAAGTGATTCTTTTACAATACCTTCTTGCTTCGTAATCCACTGAGCATAACGACGAGTTGCTCTGAAGTAAGCTGAGCGGATAACACATTCAGTTTTCATTTCAAGTCTATGATCTTGAACATTAAAGCAGTTTTTAGCTAAGTTATTGTAAGAGTCAGTAATAATATCTTGATACTTAAGAGCAATTTCCTCTAATTTATCATCTTTTTCTTCGCTTGACATTTCCTCAAAATTAGGATATAAATGTTTAAGCAAAGGTTCAGCATGAATATAGATAGAGTCAGTATCAGAGTATGCTACAAAATTTTGATCTTCAGGATCACAAATCCACCAAGGAGTATCTTCTATATGCTTCATAGGGTTAGTTCACCTTTTAATACTTTATTCATGTGTCTATTAGCAGCTAAAGCACTTTCTTGAATAATTCGTTGACCACTCAAAGTAATAGCTTCGGACAAAATAACATTACCATAACGGAAACTACCAAGAGCAGTTGCCCCATACAAACTATTCAACAAAATTTTCATAGTATATTGTTTCATATGATATGAAGCCCCTAATTCAGGATCATTTAGCTTTTTATAAGCTTCCTTCATTTTGTTTTTATACAAAACACGTTCATCAAACCATTTTTTCAAAATAGTAGACAATACTGATTCTCGATCCGTTCTAAAAAATACTCCATTTGCTGAAATAGACATATTCATATCTTGGATTAATTTTACTAGCTCACCTGCTTTAATTTTAGTACGTTTACGTTTAGAATTTTCAATTACAAGTTCTTCATTTGGATCTCTAACTAACAAATCATTAAGACCTAAACGATTATTTCTATCATCAGCATCAATAATACGACCAACCATTGTTTCTTTACCAATGTTTACAGTCATAATAATTGAAGGGTATAGTGAGGTTAAATCCTCATCAAACATATAATTGTAGATGCCTGCTTTAGGACAAAACAAATAACCCCCAGCATAATTTTTCTTAGAAAGTGGATTACGATCCTTAGCAGGTGGGACAAGTCCTTCACTTAAAAGATATGCTGAGATGGCTCCATCTTGGGTTTTTGTGTTAGCATATACTTCACTATAGTTGTGTTTACCTTTATGTGATAGATTTTTAACAAGTGCTAGGTACTCTAACTTTTCATCTAATACTTTTAAAATCTCAACATCTCGGAAGTTATACTGGATAAATTTGTTTACGTCTGTTTCAAATAATCGATCCAAACTACCTTCATATTCGATTTTATTTATTCCAGCATATTTTTCTCCAATAGCGTCTAATTTAAATGATGGTTCGTCTGCCCAACTAAATTTCTTATGCAAACGCATATAATCAAGAGACTCAACACCTGCAATTTGGATGTATTGATCCTTATACCAGGGTGTTTCCCTTACATAACCAATAGGAGATAAATAGCGAGCAGTATCTTCACCTAACACATTACAAATTCTATAATAAAGGTAAGGAATATCGAAATAGTCACTATTCCATCCTACTAAAATATCAGGATCAATTTCTCTAAATTTTTCTAGAAATTTAAGGAGTAATTCTTCTTCAGTGCGGCAAGGAATAATTTCTTTATTTTTTGCTTTAGTATGATTAATTTGATTTTTAGTATCTAAAATAAGGATACCCCATAAATCAACTTGTTTATCATACCAGGCAATTGAAGTTACTTTTTTAGGAGCACTTTTAATATAATCCTCAGTTAAAGCATCTCCCATTTCAGTCTCAATATCAAAAAACATTTCTCTATGAGTAACTGAGGGTTCATCGTTGATTCCATATTTTTCAATAAGGAATTTTTGATAAGGAGTCATATCATGAAAGTGGAGCTTTGTATTGTCAGATTTCCAATTAGAGACTTTTTTCAAAGATTCCCCATTCAATCCTGTATGTGTTGCTTCATTTTCAGGACATTCAATATAAGCTTGATTAGTCCATTCTACTTTAGAATAGCCCTGATCTTCCCATAAATGAACTAAAAACTTATTTCCTTGTAACCTTTGGGCAAATGCCTTCTTAAACATTAACTTCTAATTTTTGCAGCTGCTGGGTGGTTTTCAAAATGATCAAAGTAAGGGTCATTCTGGTCAAAGAATTGTTTAAGATTAGGACGGAAGTAATTAATATTTTTCATTACTTTTCGGTCACGTGTTCTATAGACAATATAATATTCTCCAACCTTTTCATAGTGACACGCTTCATTTTGCTCTTTGGAACGGACTTCCACTGTTTTTTGTGCTTCCTCTTCGCTTGTACAAGCCTTTGACATATTCGATGCTTGTACTTCTTGATAGGCGTCCCAAAGTTTATCCTTAAGACCATGTAGCATAGCTCCGTTACCAATCGAGACGTAGGCAATGTCACATAAAGCATCAAGAACTTCAACAATGTTTCCCGTTTCACAGGCCTCTTTATACTCTTCAAGTTCTTCAAGAATGAAATTGTAGACAAAATCCCATTCTTTTTTTTCTGGAATGACTGGTTCATAGTTATTAGGTTTTCCCATTGTGGCGTTAAATTCTTCTACTTCGCTTACAAATGGGACATATTCCCCTTTGAACTTACTCTCAATCCTTTCAGCCATTAAATCAGCCCATTCAGTTTCAGGAGTCATACTAAGTTGATCTCGATCTTTAAGGGATTGCAAGGTACCTAAACCTTGAATTAATTCAGCTGCAATGATATCTTTAAAACTACTCATGATTAAATATTATGTCCTCCATTATTAATTTTCAAACTATCAAAAAATTCTTTACGTGCTTGATTTGTATCATCTCTAAAAGCACCTGATGCTTTTGTAGTAACCATTGCTGCCCCTTGGTGTTTTACACCTCTACAACTTACACAATTGTGAGTACCAACAATAGTAACAATAACACCTTTATTACCCTCAGTAATTTTATCTACGGCATTATGAATTGCTGCTGTAAGTTGCTCTTGGATTGCTCCTCTACGTCCAAACAATTCTACAATACGATTAAGTTTAGATAAACCAATTACTTGACCTTCTTCACCTGCAATATAGCCAATGTGAACAACTCCTCCAATTGTTTGGTGGTGGTGAGAACACATTGATGTAAGTGGGATATTGCGTTCAATGATCACTCCATCGTACCCATCACTAGGGAATGAAGTAATAGGAGACATTGCAGTATAACGACCTGCCCACAAATCATTTACGTATGCTTTAGCTACACGTCTTGGAGTTTCCATTGAATTTGGATCATTTCTCCAATCACACTTTAAAGCATCAAGAAATTTTCCATATGCCTCTTCAGCGGCATCAATCATTTTATCTTTTTCTGATTGATCGAGTGGGAAGCCTTCAGCTACCCCATTTGCAAAACCTGTTTGTACCACCTCTAGATCTGTGTGGTTTTTTCTGCGTTTATTTTCCATTTATAACTTATTTATTTTTACTAAATATAAGAACTAATTGTCTAAAAACCAAATTTAATTATTAAAAATTTTTAATTTTCTGCAATCCAATTTTCACATTCGGTTTTAGTAGGAGCATAAAAAACTACTACTCCATCTAAATATACTTCAAATGTAGGTAAATCTTCGGACCCATCCAAATTTGGGGAATTCTCTACTATACTATACATTATATTTCATTTTAGTTGCACTATATAATTCCTCTATCTCACTATCAGTAAGTGTACTTGTATAAACATAAGCTTCTCTAACTTTAACATATTGTTCACCACCATACTCAGGAGTAATTATATTAAAATTATTAGTATTAGTAGCTATAGTTCCCCCACCTACATTAGTACCTATTTTAATTCCATTTTTCCAAAGATCACCTCCGTTACTATCATATTGTAAACAAATACAAGCAGTTTCTCCTACATCCATAGTAAAATTATCAGATATTGATCCCCAACTTCCATTTCTGTTAGCATAAAATCTATTATTTCTTTGGGCACCATTTCCATTATAATCTCCAAAATCATATAATCTAACTACTGCTGTAGGGGTACCTGAATATTTGTAGAATGGGGATTGTGAATAGAATGTGTGGTGTGAATAACAATGTAACCATAAAAAATAAGTAAAATTAGTTAAACCATCAAAATCACCATTAAGGTCACTATTATTATACCCCCAAGTATTAAGGTTACTGTATTGTTGAGCTAAATCAAATCCTATACCACTATCATTTATAGTAATACCTTTTTGTGAACTATTTATTATTATTTTAGCACCACTAGGAACATTAGGGGCACCATAATAATTTTGGAGTACCTCTGAATGAGATAATTCTTTAGCATAAACACTGGTAGTTGCAATTCTTCCATTCCAGTTAAAACTATCACCACCACTAGTATAACCCCCTCCAATGCCTAAAGTTTGAGATGCAGATAAACTTCTATTAGTCAGGCTACCTTGCCTTATAGATAAACTTTGAGAAACTCCATTAATCCACATTTTAGCATCTTGGTATCTTGTAGACCAATTATTGGGAAAAAATGTTACTACATGATTCCATTTTCCTATTAAAATGTTATCAGCATTTGTAATACCATATACTAAACTAGAACCATTATTTATACCAAAGTGATTATTAGAAGCCCATAAATCAAAAGACTGGTTCCACCAAGTAAATGGCATATTACCGTTCCCATCACGAGTATCTTGATAAATCCATTGTTCAACTGTATTTCCTTCAGTAGAAGTAGTATTAACTTCTACAGTTGCTACTGAAGCTTCATCATCTTGAGCATTTCCCGCATATTCAAACCATCCCCCAACATTGAATTGATTTGCCCTTTTTATAGATCCTGTGTTTTCTAACCCACTTAAATCATACCACGTAGTGCCATTAGTAGGATATGAAGATATATCTGCGGCATTAAGTCTTAAAACTAACCCATCTGTTACAAGATTATTAAGAGTATTACTTAAAACCCAAACACTAGATAGCCCACCTATATAAGATTTAGCCTCAGATACAGTAGAAACACCCCCACCTAAAGTATTAGCAATAGGAATTAAACCATTTTCATCTTCAGCTACATAAGCAAGTGGGTTGTTAGAAGCTCCAATAGCATAAACAACATACCCTGATGGGGGAGGTGTTATACCACTAATATACCCAGTAGTAGAAGTAGGACCAAATTCACTGTCTCCTACTCCCATAACTAAATTTCCTTTTTTTAAAGCTTTTTTTGTTGGTTGGGAAGTACTATACTTAACTGGTCTAGCCATTTGTGTAATCTATTTGATATTTTGTTATAAATACTAATTAAACCCCAAATCTCCTTCTATGAGCTTCAAAATTTTGGAGGACTTCGTTTGAGGAAAGTGCTCTATTATAAATTCTACAATTATAATATTCTCCAATATAAGCCATTGTAGTGGCTGAGGGCCACGTTATTCTAAAAGGGTCACTATTAGTCCCAGGGCCTATAGCCTGACCAGAAATTGGTTTGTTTCCTATATAAATACCATTCATATAACAATGTAAAGTAGTATTACTTTCAATTACAAATATTAAATGATTAGTTTTATTCTGCATGCTGGGGACTGTAAAGGTATGTTGTTGTAAACTTTCTGCATTACCTCTTTTTATAAAACATACCGTTGTATCATCATTTAACTGAGTTAAATAATTTACAGTAGATAAATTACCTTTAACAAGTAATAAATTTTCTAAACCAAAATAAGTACTAGATTGATAACCTGTAGGTTTAAATGTTTGTTCTATAGTAAAATTTTCAGTAAATGAGACCTCAGATCCTGAAGTAGGATTTCCAAAGTTAATCCAATCATCAACACCATCAAATTCCCAACCACCTTTATAATTCGGGACAAATCCAACACCATTTGTTAAAGTTCCATTTATAGAACTTGTTAAATTATAAGTTGTAGTTGAACCACTTTCATACGAGACTAAATTGCCAGCATCTACAGCAAATACTAAACCATCTGTAACGATTGGTCCACCATAGTAGTTTTGAAGAACTTCACTTTGGGATAATATTTTATTATAAGCTTTTACTTCAGCTCTAGCTCCATCATGACACCACCCATATAATTCACCAAGAGTCATCCCACCACCATCATATAAAGATAATCCGCTTACGGCTGAGATATCAACGTTTCCTATTAGTTCACCATTATAATAAACTCCCATTTCATTATTTGCTCTATCCCAATAGAAACTTCTACGATACCACTTACCTAATGTTTGAAATTTAGTTGGAAGATTCCAAGTTTGTCTAACATCATACCCAGAAGGTTGACCTACATTATTACCAATCCCCATTTGAATTTGGGTATTGTAAATACCGTGATTCCAATCAAATCCTATTTGACCTGAGGAATAAGCACTATCCGATACAACACTACCTGCAGCGGCTTCGGGGTAAGTATTATCATCTATTCTAATTAATTCTTCAATGGCCCAACCCCCGGTTGTTGTAGAGAAAGCATTATTTAAAGAAGTAGAATTTGATATTGTAAATCTTAATCTATTTTTACCCCCATAATAACCTGAATCATATTCTGATTCCCACCATCCACCTGTGTTAAAATTTCCTTTATTCCAAGTGGCATTATTCCCATTTCCACTTAAATCATACCATGTAGTATTTTGGGAACGAGAACCATTAATAAAAGAGGTAGCATAAGGTTTTTGTTCTACTTGCATTTTTCGAACTTTATATTCCATCAACCCCCTACCACTCCATCCCGGGTAAATAGCTACTCTAAAAGTACTACCTGTTCCTGTATACCAACCTGTGTTCATAACATAGGTATATTTCACCCACCCATCTGCTAAATTTTCTGTGGTTACAACAGTACTATTATTAGATAATGGTTTTTCATTCCATGTTGTATCATTTGCAGTATCACCTAAACCATATGGAACTATACTATAAGCATTATTACTGTTAGTCCACATTTCTATTGTAACTGTGGTAAATGATCCCGTATCAAGGTTATAAACAGCACTTTGGTATAATCTATCATTTCCACTATTAACTGTTTTATTAAACTTTTTATGAAAATAATAATATCCTTTCTCCCAAAATACCCCTGTTATTTCTACATCATCATGAGTAGAATTTGACGACCACCCAGTTAAAGTTCCGGTTGAAAAATCGGGGTTAGTAACTAAATTCGTAGTAGGTTCATTATCTAAAAAGCTTGATAAATTTTTAGCATCTAAATATAATATTAACCCATCAGTAACTATTTTATTAGAAAGATCAGATGATGATAAAAGCCATGTATTACTTAATCCAGCTAAATAATTTTTTGCTTCTAATGGTGTTAGAGTTCCTCCTCCTAATGTAAAAGCAATGTTTGGAAGATCATTTTCAGTAGAAGCCATATAAACTATAGGGTTATTTCCACCATCTAAAGTATAGACAGCAAAACCCTCCGAGGGAGGGTCAGGAAGGTTTACATACCCAGTAGTAGAAGTAGGACCAAATTCACTGTCTCCTACTCCCATAATTAAGTTTCCCCTTCTTAAA